CCTGCGGCTTTGTCCTCCACCAGAATCATCTCTACTCGCTTCTTATCCTTGCCCTCACCGTACACCGTCTCGAACTCATCCATTACCTTTGGCTTGAGGTCAGGGTATTGCAGGTGGTCTTGCCAGGCATCAAGAATGAGCACGGACATCGGACCATCCAAGGGTTTGAATACACCAAAAGTGATACACGCTGTTGGGTCGTTGTGCGCCTTCTCAGTGAATGCACAGTCATAGCTTTGCAAGATGAACTCAAACTTGGGCAGAGGCATTGGCTCACCCTGAGAGTTGTAGGCAGGGAATAGTTTGAACCATTTGCGCTTGACGATACCTGTTAGCTCAGGGTCTAAGATCTCAGCCAACACCTCCTGGCGATACAGTGCAGACTCAGGGTCGTACTGCTCGATCTGCTTGCGGAAGTTTGCTGATAGGTTGTCAATGTTGGCGTAGGTGGATGCTGTGGTCAGGGCTACATCACTCCCGTTTCTACCTACCAGATCAACAATCAGATCTTTGGGCTTGGGCGTTGTCGTACATACAACTTGGGTCTTGTCTCCCAAACGGATGGAGAAGCTGAGCAGATCCCAGGCTTCCTGTAGATAATCCCACGCCGCCAACTCATCTAGCCAACCCCCGTGGAACTGTGGCCCCCTGAAGCGCTCAGGCTCCGATGCGGGTATGCCTTTGATGATTGAGCCGTTGATCAGGGTAATCTCGTTATCGTCCTTCAGGTGCTTCTTAATCAAGATCTGAGGTATGACGTTGGTCAGTCCTGAGTCACCCATAAAGCACACATCCTTCAGGTCTGAGTGTGTTGGCGCTCCAACTAGCCACCGAGTCTTGGGATTAGTCCAAGCCTTCCAGAACGTCCACTCTGCCGCAAGCCTAGTCTTCCCTGCGCCCCGTCCACCGAGCACCATCCAAATAGACCAGTCCCAACTCGGGGGAACCTGGTGATCATGGGCAATACTCAGCCACTTGATCCTTGCGGCGTAAGCCATCTGCTCTTCAGGTGGGAGTACAGCGAAGTGAGCCTTCACCTCGGGGTCGGTCAATATCTCTATGACCTCATCAAGATCCTGCATTCGATGCCTGTTTTTTAAGGGTCAAATGCTCAACCACTGTATCCATTGCGCTCTTGGCTGTAACGACAATCTCGCTTTGCAGTGGGTTTTCCTTATCCCCTGCAATCGTTGTCCTATCCCCATACTTCTTAGGCTTGAGCTTCATAGCCGTCCATTTACGGGCATCTATGCGGTTTCTTTGCCATTGGATGTAGGAGTTGCTCAGTTCCATCCTGATTAGCTCACCAGTCCTGCGGTCAATCACTGGCTCTGTATCTGGGGTTTCGTCAGCTATTTGGAGGATCTCATCAGCAATGGTGTCGGCTTGATCTTCCCGTGCACGTGCGTATTGCTCAGCAAACTCTGGATGAACAATCAACCACTCATAGATCGTAGCCTGACTTGGGAACTTTCCTATCTTCTCATCCGCCTTCAGGATTTGTCTAACACTCATACCATTACTGATGAGGGTACAGATCTCTGCCGCTATTTGGGGCGTATATTTTGTTGGGCGTCCACCCTTGTTCTTGGGCTTTTCGGTTACGTTATCCATATTATTCCAATGTCGAACCAAGTTAATGCCTGTATTGTATATCAGGCGTTCTGGATTCGTCTATCCATGCGCCTTATTGTGGCTTTGTGCTGATCGTTCTCTATCTTCAGCGCTCTTACTTGGGCGTTCAGATACTTCATCCTGGCGCTTACATAGTCCAGATAGTCATTCATCTGTTGGAAGTCGGATTCAGTCTTTTGGGGATCGTCCATTAACTTCTTTGTGGCTGTTGTTTTCTTTGTTGCCATCATTAACTCCTAGTTATAGTTGTTGATGTCCTGCCTTGAACATTAACGCAGGTTACCAGTCTCAGGCTTTCGCCACACCAACAAGAATGAGGACTGTAGGTACGACCTGCACGTTACTTTAACTTCCCTGCATAGCCCTTTCGGGAGGTGGGAAAGCCTACAATCCTCATACTTGTTAGCTGTTGGCGGTATTAAGGATACTCATTTAATGCCACAGACCTTCAGCTTGGACACCAACAAATAAGAAGACTAGATCATTGTCACCTTGTGCACAGGCTCCTCCCCAATCTTCTTACTTGTTGTCAGGCACTTGTGCGCCTGATCCTTATCCCAACTCTCTCCACAGTCTGTACACCTGTAGATCACACCCTCTGTTACTTTAGTTACCCCTCTCTCTAAGTAGCGGCCTAGGAAGGTTCTGATCTTCTCTACGGGCATACAATTCTCTGTAAGTAATTATAGCTACATTCCATAACCCGATGCCAACTAGCATTCCAAACACAAATATCCAGACTTCAGTCATAGTCATATCCAGTTACCAAGCAAAGGATAAAGTCAATTATCAGCAATATTGCCATGATGGGTAGTACAGTCATTGCAAGATTAAATAAGAGGTCACGCATCAAGTGTCTCCTTGAGGTTATCTACCAACTGCTGATTGGCTACCCAATAAAGGATAGGCATCTGAGCATTTGGCATATAGAATTTTACCACGATTGAGTCATCAATGAGTAAATTTTGAAAGCCTTTTGCACCTTCTTCAGTCTCAAATATTCCGCCAATCATTGCTATATCTTTCATGTGTTTTTCTCCTTGAGTTTGGCTTCGATGGCCTCCAATGTTGATGCGGCAACACGGTGAAACCCAATAGGCGTATATGGATACCAATGCAACACCCAGACGCTATCTTCCGCTACAGCCTTATGCCATTCTTCTGGTGAAACAAAAAAGTCGGCTTCATAAAATTCTTCAACAGTTTCGTAAACATCACGGTGTTCATTGTGACTCAGATATAAACCACATTTGTGTTCTGGTAACCAGTTCATGTGTTCTTTTCCTTAAAAAATTCGTTAAAAACTTTTGCACATATTTCATCCCATCTATCTTGCGAATATTTTTTATTTGCAATGTCTTCATCTTCAGTCACAGGTATCCAATTGTCATTTTCATATTTATACCACCAAGGTTTACCGTCTTTATTCCCCAGAAACAACATGGTTCTTATCCTTTAATTTAGCTTTTCTTTCTTTGCTAATAAAATGCGTGGTCAAAATAAAACCAAGCAAAACGCCATCAACAATACTTAACCCAATGATTAAAAAAATTTGTCCGTATGTAAATGTAATCATGTGTTCTTATTCTTTAATTTATCTTCTGTTTCTTTAGCAAAAGCCATAAACCAACTAAACAACCAAGCGTTTTGTTCCCCATTATTTAACGGAACTCCATGCCTTGCGCTCCAATCAATTTCAGGACAAGTTTTTCCTTTTATAACTATTAACTCTTCCTCAGTCAACCCTACCCATTCTTTAGTTTGTGGTGTGGTGTAAAGAGGAATCTGAAACATTCTCGGGGTAAATGAACCACGCTTATCATGCTCTGCTTTTAAGTCTTTGTGCATAAACTCTGCGTGTATATCGTTGCTGTCCAACCATCCCACAGGCTCATCCTGCTCTTGATTTAGTGCTTCTTCTAGAGCTTTAATAGCATTTTTAGCTCTATCTGCCCAATCACCACTAATTATTTCAACGTGATACCAAGCGGTTTCCAACGCCTTTAACGCTAGTTCCATTGCTTCTTTACTCATGTGTTTTTTCCTTTAATTTAGCTTCAACTAAATAACATAATTCTTCCCAATGTGGGGTTTTAGAAGCAAATTCGGACATATCTTCCTTAGTTAGTCCTACCCATTTTTTAGTTTGTGGTGTGGTGTAGAGCTTTGTGCCAGGCTTCAAGTCTCTGTAAAGCAAACCTGTACTCCAGTCATGATCGGACACTTCGCCAACAGGCTCACCCTGCTCTGGAGGCTCCCAAAACTCACATTCACATACATATCTATCTTCACTATGACTAGCATTACGGACAAATCCATGTGGTGCATCTGGATGTGTTTTACATTTAGGTTCACCTTGCTCTTGCTTTAGTGCTTCCGCTTTTAATTGTTGCGCATGTTCCATCTGTTGTTTTTGCCACTCAACATTTTCTTTTGGGTATTGCAACAAAACTTCATTATTTGAGCTTGCTTGTTCTTTTTTTGATGATGGGCCAAAAATAGGAAACATTCTGACAACATCTATTTTTGAATAAGGAAACATTTCTTCATAAGGATAATTTTTAGGCAACTCATCTTCAAAAATCCACGCCACAGGCTCATCTTGCTCTTGTTTCATTACTTCTTTAGTCATTCTTGAACCCTTGCTCTAATTTCCATAGCTATATCATGCGCATAATCTAAGTAAAGTTCATCCGCTACCTTGGCACATTCTTCATTTTCAATCTTTGCTAGTTCTTTAGCAAAACTCTCAATTACATCTGGAGTATAAAATTCATCTATACCAGGCATAAATTTCTCTGCAAGTGTTAATATTTCTTTAGTCATGTATTGCGCTCCTTAATCTTAGCTTCTATACGCCTTGCATCAAGTAATAGCTGGTCGTGGTTATAGTCAGGATCTCCTCTGTATGTACCAAAGATGCCAAAGATATCCTCATCAGTCAACCCTACCCATGTGCGTTGTTGTGGTGTGGTGTCTTCGTACTTGTCCAATACCTCACGTAGCTTTTCAAAACCACCTACCGTATCAGACATAGCGATTAACTTTGCGTTTTGAACACGGGCAATCCGTTCCCAATCTGTCGTTACAGGCTCAACCTGCTCTTTCTTTAGTGCATCTTCTAAGGCATCAATGGTTGCATAAAACTTTCTATCAGTTTCAGGATTAAATCCCAAAGGAGATGTATTTTTCAACGCCTCAAGCGCTTGTTTCATTACTTCTTTAGTCATTTCCTCTCCTATTGAGTTCTGTAAAAAATAGTGAGTATCAATCCAACTTGTCCCAAAGCCCAACCACAAAATGCTACCCCTTGCGCTACATCACCTTTTTTAAAAAAATCAAACGCACAATAAACATAAATTATAAAAATAACAATCAAGCCATAAATACTCATGATATTTTCCTTTCTTTAAATCCTGGGCATCTCTGCAACATAAACACAAACTGCCTAGGCACATGGTCTTTAGGGTTTGTACTTACCTGAGCCTTGATAGCGTTGGAACATTGCCAACCACTGCTTGACTTTCCTATGTGGCTACATTCAACGCACATAATCATGTCCAGTTCCTCTCGATCCCGTTTAAGCAGGGTATCTATCAACTCATCACAGTTACGCAGTTTGGCGAAAATCTGGTGCCTTTTGGATGCCCTCTCGATCTCCTCCTCAGTCATCGCATCTATTGCCAATTCATTTGCGACCATTTTTTTCCTCATTCGGTAAATCCCCCAGTATGTAGATTGTCCACCCACATACTACGAGAAAAATAAGACACGCCAACATAAAGTAAATTACTGATACTAAAGTATCCATCATTTGGACTTTCTCATATGTAGGATGATGTCCACAATGTTTTCAAAATTATTGCCAGTCATCTCATTGATTGACTCTACAGCGGCCTTGAGTCCTTGCTTATATCCTTCTTTCCAATTCTCTAATGGATCAAGTTGACGTTCAATGTCAGCGATTT